CTGAAACATATAAACTACAGAGAAAAAACAGTCAGCCAACACCTGAAGATTTAACAAAATTCCAAGCTGAATTAGACAATTTAAAACTTTTTAATAATACATCAATAACTCTTAAAAATGGTTCTAAACAAATCATTTCACAATACTTTGTGTTTGAAGGGTCCGGTTCATTTATAGATTTGACCGATAAAATGGGTAAGGATTTAAAAACTAAAAGAGGTGTCATTGAAGATGAATTAACAAAGGCGTTAGCGTCATTATTAGAAAATAAAGACAACGGTATTGGGTTTGTCCCAACAATAAGAAATGTGTTGGCGGTTGTGTTCGCTAATGGTGAAGCTTTTTTACGATTAATGGATGATGTTCATACTAAAGCTTGGGAACAAAGAGATAATAAGATTAGAAAAGGTGTTATTTTTGATAAACAAATTGCAAATGCTAGTGCGGATAATAAAAGTTCAGGTGATGATAAAAACCAACCGGTATATCCTTGGCCTCAAGTTATTAAAGAAACTACAGGTGAAAATGGTCAAGAAAAGTACGAATTAAGATATCCTGGTGATAGTGATATTATTGGAGAAACTAAAGGGTACTTATATGATGTTTGGCCGGAAATTGAGTTTGTTGAAGAATTTATTAGTGGTATGACACAAAAAACACCACCACCTCCACCACCAACTAAAACGTCAAATCCAACAAAAGAACCAAATAGAGTTTCATTAGGTGCAATAGAATTTCCAATTAATAATGAAGTGTATGAAAATAAAGTTGCTAGTAAATTTATTTATGAAATTTATGAAAGAACATTATTAACTTCACATTATTCTAAATTAGATAGAAGTAATAATTTAAAATCTGAAGCGGATAAAATTTCAAATGTTGTTAGTGAGGGTGAGACAATTAATGTTACACAAAGTTTGTCAGACAATAGTGATGTTGAATTAATTAAAACTTTAAAAGAATATAATCTTAACGCGAGTAATTTTGAAAATGTTTTAAAACATATATCAAATGAAGGTGTTTCCGCTAGTTGGCAAAATTATATAAGAGGAGTTTTTAATACTGGGTATATCAAAAATACAGTTGAAAATGCGTCTTTTGAATTTATAACCTATGGTGTTATAGATGATTCAAAATCACAACCATTGGTTTCGTTAAACAATGAAAACGATATTATTAATTATGTCTCAACATCTACGACATCAAATAAGTATGATTTTGCGGACATCTATCCATTTACAGATAAAAAATGGGTTCAAAATAATTTGGCGAATGGTAAATCAACAGATGAAACATTAGCGTTTAATACAACAAAAACATTACTATATAATCCAAATAAGAAAGTGATTTCAAATTTTAGTGATGTACAATCAGAAAATGATAAAAAACCGATTACTAATTTTGTCTATAAAAATATAGTTACACCTGTTATTGGTGATGATTTAAGAAATTTTTATAGTACTAGAACATATACAAATCAATTACCAACAGAGGGTGATATAAAATATCTTAACTATAGTGGACTTGTTAGTAGTTATCAAACCACATCAATATTTAATACACCATATTTTATAAATGCTATTCAAGAAGGTGTTGAATATTTTAAGGATGGGAATACAAACCCTTATATTAGTTCGGCATATTTGTTTATTAATAGTTTGCCGTTATCAACTTTAAAAGAAAAATATAAAACATATACGGGAAATGAGGCAAATTATTCTGATGAAAATTTGGATTATATTTTTGCATCGTTAAAAAAATACGCTGCGGTTCATAAAATGCCATATGCTTGGATTTTAAAAATTGGTTCTATTTGGCATCGCTATAAAAATTATATTAACTATAATACTGATATATTAAATAATACTTGGAAAAATTTTGATGCTAAAAAAAATTATGACCCAGTTAATAATAGTGAGTCAACCGTTTATAACTTTACGATTCCCGGACAAGTATCGGCGACGACTATGGTGTTAGAAACAACAAATGTAATCCCATCATTCCCGTTAGGAACTAATGTTAATGAAACAATTATTAATACCGGATTTTACCCTAAATTAATTAATGATTTTAATGTTTTTTATCAGGGATATGAGGTATATAGTGGATACACTAGTAGTGATATCCAAAGTGGGTTTAATGATGGTGTGAAATTAAGTTATGTTCCTGAAGCGGTTATTAATAATATTAGTAATGATACAAGTGGAAATACCAAAACAATCTCTGTTATTCCTTGGTCTGTGTCAATTAATGCTGATTATGGTCAATATACTTATATCGTACCATCTCACGGAAGTTTAATTAATCAAACACAAAATGAGTGTTTTGACACATCGGGTAATATGGTATATCAAGTCACGGGTAATACATCTATGTATAATGGGTCTGTTAGATTATTTTGGACATCACCTAACTATGGTTATTATGATAATAGTAAGGTAGTTAAACCACAGCCTATTCATTATTTAAAACAAATTTTTTCAGGACAAAGTTCACAAGAAAACTTTTCAATTAATGGAATATTGTCAGATTATTCAAAAATGAATGAGATTTTTTCAATTTTTGATAGAGATACTTTAGATAAATTTGAAACAAAATTTTTAGATTTTACAATCTCAATTTACGACTATGAAGTGGATGAAGATTCTACAGATACTGAAACTCAAAAATCTTTTAAAAATTTTCAATCATTAATGAGAAATATGATGAAAATTGCCAACACATCTCCGACTGAAGAATTGTCGGTAAAAGATATACAACAAAAACAATTAACAAATATTTCTAATATACTTTCAGAATTTTTAAATTATGATGTTTATTTTAAAATAGGTAATCCATCATCATTTGATAAACAATTATTTTATACATTCTCAAGTAATCATAGGATTGAAACTCCTGTGACTTGGGATTATTATAAATATGTAACACCAAATTCGTTACCTAATCAAACCACTTTAATAAATTCTCGTACTCTTTACCCATTAGAATGGAAAGCGTTGGAAACTTATATTGGTTTTTCTGATATAACAGAATTAACATACAAAGATGGTGGTTCATATATTACAGATTTTTTCATTGATTGTAATGTTGCGTTTGATGTTTATAATATTGAAAAATTAGCACCAATCATTAAAATATATGCTACTCAAAAATTAAAAGATAATACTTTAAATTATGACAAGTTTGTTAAATTAATGGATGGGTATTTAGATAATTTAGATTCTTTTACTAATAGAGTTATTAATAACACTATGATTAAGTTACAAAAATCATTACCAAATGTTAATTTCACACCACAAGTTAAACCTGAAACGGTGTTGGAGAGTAAACAAACTAAACTTGAATTGTGGGAATCATTTAAAGCGACCAATGATAAATGGATTTCAGGGATGGATTTAAAAGAAAAAACATTATTTGAGGATGTTTTATTATTAGATAGAGCTAGTAGAGATGTTGGTGATAAAATATTAGTTGATGTTCAAAAATTAAAGACGGATTTAACGGATATTAATGTTGCTTCAACAATGTTTACATATGTTCAAACAATATTGGTTAGAAATAATTTTGTGGTAATGAACATACCATCCTACGTTAATTTTTACAATGTCCAAGATGCGGTTAAAAATCCAAAACCAAAACCGGAAGGAACTTTAGAATTTGCTAATACTATGTTTGGAACATTCATGGATGTTGATTATAGAAACTCATCGGCGAAAATGGTTTGTTTTTACGCTGGTAAACCAAGTGAACAATTAGATTTAAAAGAAAATGTTGATTATCGTTATAGGAACGACGCATTTGATTTAAGACGTGTTGATAACCCATTGGTTGAAAATCAAATAGGTAAAAATGACTGGGATAAGTCAAATAAAGTTGTTGGGTTTAATGTTGATTTTGGACCTCAAAATCAATCAATATTCCAAGGGTTTAATGTAACTCAAAACCCCGGTTTAGCGACCGCAGAATCCTTAGAGGTTTTAAATAAAATGGCTAATCAATCAAATAATAGAGGTGGTGCAACTCAAAGTAACTCATTATATAATTTATATAAAAACAGAAGTTATTCCTGTACAGTAACTATGATGGGTAATGCTATGATACAACCTACAATGTATTTTAATTTAAGACACGTTCCAATGTTTAGTGGTCCTTACATGATACAAAAAGTTAATCATACAATAACACCTGGTCATTTTGAAACAATTTTTGAAGGTATTAGACAACCAACAGCGTCGTTACCAAAGGTGGATAATTATATTCAATCACTTAAAACAACATTATTACAATCAATTATTGATAAAAATAAAACTGATAGACAAGAAAAAGAGAAAAATGTTAAAGCGGGGGTACCCACTAATGCTCTAACTCAAGTTGATAAAAAAGTTAGTGAAAATATAAGTCAGGATGGAACTACTCAAAGTAATAGTCAGAACTGTCAACCTCTTGCGGGTAAATATGATAAATTTACCGTGATAGATACGGTTTTAAACGGTAGTGCGACATATAAAGAGGTTGTTGATTTAATATCAGTAAAAACAACAGACCAAAAGGTTCGTTACGCTGTTTTTGCTAAAATGTATTTAAGTTCTTCTCAAAGTGGTATGTTACAGTCCAAATCTTTTAATTATAGTAATACCGATTTGAAAGAAAATTGGGGTCCATCTATTGAGAAATTTTTTACAACAAAAAAATATTATTGTAGTAATAAAAATGAACCATATGTGACTTTTACTGATTTAACTCAAAATGTTGAATTTTTAATATCAAGATTTAATGGTAGGGTTGGGAAAATTAATGGTATTACATCAAAAGATATTGCAAAATTTTTAATATTAGATGCTGATGCTGCGATAAGTGCGGATTCAATTTATACATCAATGAGTTCTACAGACGTAACAACAATTGAAGATAATGTTCAAAATTCAATTAATGTTTTTAATACTGTAACAGGAAACTTTACTAATACACCATCACCGGCGAATGTTCCCGCACCACCATCTTATCTAAAGATAGTTAATTTAGGGGTGTTTAGTGATGTACAAGGGGATGATTATAGTTATCGTAATATTCTACAATCTAATGGTAAATATATAGTTTTAAAAATTGAAGACCCTAATTTTACCTTTGATAAGTTAGGTTTAACAACATTTTTAAATGCTAATAATGAGTCAATTGGTTATGGATGTAATGGTGGTTCAGGAGCGTTAACTTGTACGGTTAATGGTAAATCTCCGGGGTTATATACTATGGTTCAGGAGTATTATCCGTACAAACCACAAAATTGGGATAAGTTTGAAATACGTAGTGTACCATTTAATCAGTAACATTTACAAATAAACAGATATTTATATATAAAAAAGATTATGGATACAAAATCATTATTAGAGAATTACTTAGGTAAAAAAACCCGTACTACAGAAAAAGATATGGGTAACGGTTCAAAACAAGTGTGTGATTTAGATTCGGGAGATTGTTACACAATTAGAATGAAAGATGGTTTAATTGAAAGAGTTGACAATACAATGAGTCAAAATAAAAAAATTCAAGTTGAAACAACAACTGGTGTTAAACAATTATTAAACGGATAAAATGAAAAAAATAGATAATAGAATTTTAGAGGAATTGTCGAGATATAACTCAATTAATAATTATATCACGGAACAAGAGGCGATTTTACCTACACCACCAGGGTTAGACCCTAACGAACTTCCTCCAGCTGACCCTAATGCGGTACCACCTGTTGACCCAAATATTGCGCCGGAGATTCCGGCAGCACCTGAAGGACCTCAACCCGTAGATATTGCAACTGACCCCGATGTGGAAAAAGTTGGAGATGAAGTAAAAGGTGGTTCAACAGAAGAAATGGATATTACTGATTTAGTAAAATCTCAAAAAAATGTTGAACAAAAACAAGAAGAATATTTTGATAATTTATTCCAACATTTAGATAATTTAGAATCTAAATTAGGTGAAATGGATGGTATCATGACTAAATTAAATGATTTAGAAATGAAAATTGAAAAATATAGAGAAAAAACACCACAAGAAAAATTAGAATTGAGAAGTTTAGATTCAGGACCATTCAATCAAAAGTTAAGCCAATTTTTTGACGATAAAGAAGATGATATGGAAAAATCGGGAAAAAATGAATATATTTTAACTCAAGATGAAGTTGAAGATTATTCACCAAGCGAAATTAAAAAAACATTTAGAAATTTTGATGACTCAACATCAGGATTTCAACAAGTTAGATAATTAAGATGGTCCTCGGACTATTTTTTTTTACAAAACAATTTGACAAACCACTCGTAGACACTTATACTTTATTAAACTTTAAAACATTTTAAACACTATGGCGACAAACAACAATTCATTAGACGCGGTTTTGGCTCAATATGAGCAATCAAAACAAGGAGGTTCTTCTTCTACCTCAAAATTCACACAAGAAGAAAGAATGAAAAAATACTTTGCAGCAATCCTTCAAGATAAGGAAACTCAAGGGCAAAGACGATTAAGGATTTTACCAACAAAAGACGGTTCTTCACCATTTAAAGTTGTTTGGTATCACGAAATCCAAGTTGACGGAAAATTCCAAAAATTTTATGACCCGGGAAAAAACGATAATGAGCGTTCACCTTTAAATGAGGTTTACGAAGAATTGCGTTCAACCGGTAGAGATTCTGATAAAGAACTAGCTAAACAATACTTATCTCGTAAATTTTACATTGTAAAAGTTATTGATAGAGATAATGAGGCTGATGGTGTTAAATTTTGGAGATTTAAAGATAACTACAAAAATGAGGGTATTTTAGACAAAATTATCCCTATC